AAGCAAAACAACTTATGGATTCACCTGAATACAAAGAAGTTTTTAAAACTAGACTTAGAGAAGACTCTCAAGCTGCTGGTAAATGGGAAACAGAACAAGGTGGTGAATATTATGCTGCTGGTGTTGGTTCTGCAATTACAGGCCGTGGTGCCGATCTCCTGATTATTGATGATCCACATACTGAACAAGATGCAATGAATGCTCAAGCTTTAGAGAGGACTTATGAGTGGTATACATCTGGTCCACGTCAACGTCTACAACCTGGTGGAACAATTGTAATTGTAATGACAAGATGGAATGAAAAAGATTTATCAGGTAGATTAATTAAAGCACAAAAAGAACCCAAAGCTGATCAATGGGAAGTAATTGAGTTTCCTGCAATCTTACCAAACAAAAAACCCTTGTGGCCTGAATACTGGAACCTGAAGGATTTAGAATCGGTCAAGGCATCTATTCCCCTTTCTAAATGGAATGCACAATACATGCAGAATCCAACCGGTGAAGAAGGAGCATTGATTAAAAGAGAATGGTGGCAAGACTGGGAAAAAGATTTACCTCCACTACAACATGTTATACAATCGTATGACACTGCATTTATGAAAAAACAAACAGCAGATTACTCTGCTATCACTACTTGGGGTGTGTTTACACCCACTGAAGATAGCGGACAATGTTTGATATTATTAGATGCAGTAAAAGATAGATATGAGTTTCCAGAGCTACGACGTGTTGCTATGGAACAATATGGTTATTGGAATCCAGAAACAGTGATTATTGAATCTAAGGCTTCTGGATTACCTTTAACTTATGAGTTGCGAAAAATGGGGATACCTGTTATAAATTTCACACCCTCGAAAGGTAACGATAAACATACGAGGGTTAACAGTGTCTCTCCGCTGTTTGAATCAGGGAGAATATGGGCGCCCAAAGATATGGACTTTGCACAAGAAGTTATCGAAGAATGTGCAGCATTTCCATATGGAGATCATGATGACCTAGTGGACTCCATGACTCAAGCTGTTATGAGGTTTAGACAAGGTGGTTTGATCGAACATCCTGAAGATTATGAGGATGAAGAGACGCCACAACAACAAAGGACGTACTACTAATGGGACCAGCTGCAAAATTATTTTTACAATCGCTTGCAAGACTTGTTAAAAATACTAAAAATATAAAATTAAAAGACGCCTATAAAAACGCTGAACGAGAGTTTGGTGAACTTACTGATGTAATGAAATCAAAAATTGATGACATTTTTAAGAATTCTAAAGCACCAAGTATTAAAAAACCTGAAAAAAAATCAGCAGATATAATTCAATTTCCAAAAAAAGATAAAGGTATTATGTCTACTGAAGAAGCTAGTCCTATGATGAAAAATTTAGAAGAGATTGCTAAAAATCTACAAGTAGAAAATGTAAGTACAGGACTTACAAGAACAATGGCTAGAGATATTTTAATGAAAAGAGGAATTGAAATAGCTAAAGGTGTAGATCCCTTAGATAAATTTAGAAAAATTTTTGGACAAGATACATTAGTAGATGTTAACAATCTTGCTGAAGAAGTATTAGAAATAGAAAAAATGGGTAAAACTCCTAAAAACTTAGATGAAATTTTACAACAAAGCGGTTTGTATGATACTAAAATTCCAGATGCTCCGCCTCAAGGATTTTCAGATGATGAGTTAATAGATTTTATGAGAAGAGTAGAAGAAGAGGAAGCAGCAGAAAGAGTCTTAAAAGATTTTGATCCAACAGACAGAAAACCAAACGCAAAAGGTGGTTTAAACTATTTAATGGGTCTGTAATGAAAATTGGTGAATACGAACAGATGATGTCGTATCTGACTCGTCCTGATACAAGAACAAAACTTGCAGGAGGCACGAATCCGGAAACAGGACAAGGTTTTCAAAAAGGAAATAAATACGGTAAAGATCTTAAAGGTAAACCCAGTTTAAATGTTGAGGGTAAAAATCAATTTAATAGATTGACTAAAGAAGAAATGCAAGCAATCATAGATGCTAATCCTGAATTAGAAACTCCTAAAGCTTTTGAAAAAGCAAAACTTTTAGGAAGAAGAGCAATGGAAAATAATCCAGATTTAGTTTTTAAAAAAAGAGGATATCCCGAAGCTGACCCAGAAAAATCTACAGCTACAGATAAAAAAAGAACTACAGCTAAAAAAAATTTAGAAGGAAGAATTGTTCAACTAAAATCACCTAAAGGTTATCAAGTTCATCACATTATGCCTTTGGCTGGAGGAGAAGATCTAAGAACAGGAGACTATGCAGTAGTCTCAAAAGAAATGAATGCAAAAATGTCTAAATATGATAAAAAAATAAATAAGCTGGTTAATGAAGCTTATGATTTAGACTATAGTAAAACAGAAAGTTTAAAAAAGTTAAAAGATATAAACAATGATCTGTTTGATATTCTTAAAACAACAAAAAAAGATTTACCTAAAAAATATAAAGGCTTACTTGGTTTTAATAAGTTAACTCCTGTATTAGATACTTTTGACGATAAAGGTAAACAAGTATTTTATGCAGAACCTCAAGGAATAGATTATAAAAAATCTATTGCTGGAGCACAAGGAGATAAAGTAAAAGATACTAAAAAATCAGTTATGCAAGATATGGTAGATAATGCACCAACTTTTTCTTCAAACCCAATGGCTGATCCAGCTATGTTAAAAAAATATGGTAAATATGGTTTACAGATTGCAGGAACACCTTTAGGTGTTGTTGGTTTAACAGCAGGATTAGGAGTAGATCCTGCTTCTTCAATTGATAGATCTGCTATTGCTGCAGAAGCTGCGTTTGCTCCAGCACTTGTTAAAGGTGCAAAACAAGTTGCAACAAATTCTACTATACAAAAACTTTTAAACTTAGGTATGTCTCCAAAAATGGCAATGCGTGCAGCAAGAATTGCATCACCTCTTGGTATTGCATCTTTAGGAGGAGAAGCTTTATATCAATATGGTAAGTTTGCAAAAGACGAAATAGAAAAATTAAAAAACATGGATCCCGATGAAAGAAAAGCTTACACTGAAGCTTTAATGGATGAAGGTGGTTTACTTGACTAAATACCCAAAGAAACACTTACTGCCTCCTGAAGCCGGACCCACGCCTCAGGGCTTAGATATTAAGTACGATAGTGTTAAAGTATTTACTACACCTGATGGGGTCTTGAATATTAATTATAATACTGATAAAACAGTCAAACAATCTGGAGAAAAAATAAATGGCAGACATAGACAAAGCGCTTCCAAACGAAGTATTAGATCAACTAGAAATAGATAACGAGGAAGAACAATTAGTAAAAGATGTTCAAGAAGAAGCTCTTGGCAACACTGATGTTGAACAAGTAGAGAATGAGGATGGATCTGTTGATATTAATTTTGATCCTACAGAAAATCCTACAGAAGGTGGTGCAGGCCATTATGAAAACCTAGCAGAATTTTTACCAGATGATGTTTTATCATCTTTGTCTTCAGATCTAAATTCAAAGTATATGGATTACATTTCTTCTAGAAAAGATTGGGAGAAGACTTATATTCAAGGATTAGATTTATTAGGTTTTAAATACAATCAAAAGACAGAACCTTTTCAAGGAGCAAGTGGTGTAACTCACCCAGTTCTTGCAGAAGCTGTAACTCAGTTTCAAGCATTAGCTTACAAAGAATTATTACCAGCAGATGGACCAGTTAGAACTCAGATTCTTGGAATGCCTACACCAGAAAAAACGGATCAGGCATCAAGGGTTAAAGATTTTATGAATTATCAAATCATGGATCAAATGAAGGAATATGAACCTGAGTTTGATTCTATGTTATTTCACTTACCTCTTTCAGGTAGTACTTTTAAAAAAGTATACTACGATGAAATGGAACAAAGAGCAGTATCAAAGTTTGTTCCAGCAGATGATTTAATTGTTCCGTACACAGCTACCTCATTAGATGATGCGGAAGCAATTATTCATCGAATAAAAGTTTCTGAAAACGATTTAAAAAAACAACAAGTAGCAGGTTTCTATAGAGATGTAGATTTGGGTAAACCTACAGCAGGTGAATCTGATGTAGAGAAAAAGGAGAGAGAACTAGAGGGCACAAAAAAATCAAGAGAAGAAGATGTATATACAATACTAGAATGCCACGTGGATTTAGATTTAGAAGGTTTTGAAGATTCTGATCCAGAGACTGGTGAGCCCTCAGGAATTAAAATACCTTACATTGTAACTTTAGAAGAAGGGTCACGTGAGATTTTATCTATAAAAAGAAATTACGAAGTAGGTGATCCATTAAAAAACAAAGTACAATACTTTGTTCATTTTAAATTTTTACCAGGTTTAGGTTTTTATGGTTTCGGTTTAATCCACATGATAGGTGGACTGTCTAGAACAGCAACCGCAGCTTTAAGACAGTTATTGGATGCGGGAACGTTATCTAATCTGCCAGCTGGATTTAAACAACGGGGTATAAGAATTAGAGATGATGCACAATCAATTCAACCAGGTGAGTTTAGAGATGTAGATGCACCAGGTGGTAATTTAAGAGATTCATTTATGATGTTACCATTTAAAGAACCATCACAGACTTTACTAGCATTGATGGGAACAGTTGTTCAAGCTGGTCAAAGATTTGCATCTATTGCAGATATGCAAGTAGGCGATGGTAATCAACAAGCAGCAGTTGGAACTACAGTTGCTTTATTAGAACGTGGCAGCAGAACTATGTCTGCAATACATAAAAGAATTTACTCAGCTCTTAAAAATGAATTTAAATTAATGGCTAGAGTATTCAAATTATATCTACCACAAGAATATCCGTATGATGTCGTTGGGGGTCAAAGAATGATTAAACAACAAGACTTTGATGATAGAGTAGATATATTGCCAGTTGCTGACCCCAATATTTTTTCTCAAACACAGCGTATTTCCCTCGCGCAAACGGAACTCCAACTGGCACAATCTAATCCACAAATGCACAATCTATACAATGCATATAGAAGTATGTATGAAGCTTTAGGTGTAAAAAATATAGATTCTATTTTAATGAAGCCTCAACCACCTCAACCAAAAGATCCTGCATTAGAACATATTGATGCTTTGGCTGGTAAACCTTTTCAAGCTTTTCCTGGTCAAAACCATAGATCACATATTACAGCTCATTTAAATTTTATGGCAACTAATTTAGCTAGAAACAATCCAATGGTTATGTCTAGTTTAGAAAAAAATATTTTTGAACACATAAGTTTAATGGCTCAAGAACAAGTTGAGTTAGAATTTAGAGATGAAATGCAGCAGATGCAACAAATGCAGATGCAAATGCAAGCGCAAATGCAAAATCCACAGATGATGCAGATGCAACAGAATCCACAAATGATGCAACAGATGCAAATGCAAAGTCAACAAATGCAGATGCAGATGCAAGAAATGAATCAAAAAATAGAATCTAGAAAAGCTGAACTTATTGCAGAGATGATGGAAGAATTTATGCAAGAAGAACAAAAAATTACATCACAATTTGATAATGATCCTATTGCAAAACTAAGATCTAGAGAATTAGACCTTAGAGCACAAGAAAATGCTCGTAAAGAAAAAGAATCTAATGAAAGAATGGATCTTGATAAGATGAAAACAATGATGAATCAACAAAATCAAGAAGATAAACTTGAACAAAACGAAGAATTAGCAAAACTAAGAGCTGATACATCAATTGAAAAGACAATTTTAGGAAAAACACTTCCAAATTCTGATCAAATGGTGCCTAACATTTCAATAATGCGTAAAGGATAGTGACAAAAACAAAAAAATTAGTTAAAATAAAATAATTAAGGAGAAAATATGGAAAAATTAGATAAAATTGTTGAAATCAAGTCAGAAGACAAAATGAATCTTGAAATTGACCCTAGATCTAAGACTACAGCTGATGGTTCTTTTAATCAAATCGCAAAAGGCGAAGAAGTTGAAGTAAGAGGAACTAAAAGAATGCTTAGAGAAAAATCTAGAAAAGCTAAATGGATCTAACATGTGGTTCAGTGCAATTAAATTAGCATTAAACGCTGGCAGTCACATTTATAAGAAAAAACAAGAAACTAAAATGATGATGGCTAACGCACAAGCCAAGCATGCAGAAAAAATGGCTTCTGGAGAGTTGGAATATTCTGGAAAATTGTTAGAAGCTAGACAATCGGACTGGAAGGACGAGGCAGTTTTGATAATTCTCACTTTGCCAATATTGGTGATTGCTTGGGGAGTCTTCTCGGACGATCCGGCAGCAGCAGAAAAGATAAAAATGTTTTTTGACCAATTCCAGCAGCTTCCGTCATGGTTTACAAATTTATGGATTCTTGTCGTGGCGAGCATTTATGGTATAAAGGGTACACAAATATTTAAGGGAGGAAAAAAATAATGAGAAAAAAAATGATGGGTGGCGGAATGTCAAATAGAATGATGTATAAAGCAGGTTCTTCAAATCCAAAAGCTAGTAAAGCTATTAAGAAAAAAATTAAAAAGAAAAGTAAATTTCCAGATCATTCAGGTGATGGTAAAATTACTCAAAAAGATATTTTAATGGCTAAAGGTGTAATTCCAAAAACTAAAGGTAAAAAATAATGGCTAAACTTTGTGCAAAAGGCAAAGCAGCTGCCAAGAGGAAATTTAAAGTGTACCCTTCGGCGTACGCAAACATGTATGCGTCAGGAGTTTGCTCAGGTAAAATTACACCCGGTGGTAAAAAAGGAAAAAGAAAAAAAGCCATGGGTGGCGGAGTAATGCGTGATGGATATCATGGCGGTGGACTAGCTAGAAGAAAAAGAATGAGTTGTGCTTAATGCGAGCTTATTATTCAGAAGGTGGTTTAAGAAAATGGGTATCGGAAAAATGGGTCGATATCGGAGCTCCGAAGAAGAACGGGAAATATCAACCTTGCGGGAGAAGCAAAGGCTCAAAAAGGAAATATCCGAAATGCGTCCCACTTGCAAAAGCCACACGGATGACAAAAGGGCAAAAGGCGAGTGCTGTCAAACGAAAACGAGCAGCTGGTAATCCAGGCGGTAAACCAACTAACGTAAAAACATTTGCATAATGAATTTAGAAAAAGATTTACAGAAATTAAGAAAAGAAAAAGCATTAAAAGAATCTGCTATTGCACAGCTTAGAAAAAGAAGTAAAGATTCTGTTGCAAGACCTAGAGCAGAAAAAAATATATTGTCTAATAATCCAAACATGCAAAAAATTTAATGAGAAAAAAAGAAAATCCAATTTCAAGAAATAAAAAAAACTACAGATCTACAAAGTCTGGAGCAGGCATGACTAAAGCAGGTGTCGCTGCCTACAGAAGAGCAAATCCTGGAAGTAAACTAAAAACAGCCGTGACAGGAAAAGTGAAGCCTGGATCAAAAGCTGCTAATCGTAGAAAATCATACTGCGCTAGATCACTAGGACAATTGAAAAGGTCATCAGCAAAAACACGTAACGATCCAAACTCACGAATCCGTCAGGCAAGAAGAAGATGGAAATGTTAAAAAAGAAAAAAGAACTAACTAAGAGACAAAAAGAAACTCTTAAAAAACATAGTAAACATCATTCTGCAAAGCATATGACTAGCATGAAAAATGACATGAAAAAAGGAATGTCATTTTCAGAAAGTCATAAAAAAGCTATGAGAAAAGTTGGTGTTTAATGTTGGATGCATTTATATTAAATATACTTGGAAAAATAGATGATGCTGTTGCAAAAGTAGAAAATTATGCTATCAAACTTGTTGAATGGTGTTGGCATTCAAGAGTAAATATATTACACAAAAAAAGGAGAAAGAAACATGTTACCAGAAGAAACAATAATAATACATAAACTACAAAAACATCTTAAGCAATCATATGAAGACATAGGTGACTCTATGATTGGTGGAGGTGTTGACAATATGGAAAAATACAAGTATATGTTGGGACAGGCACATGCCTACTTAAAAATATCACAGGAAATCTCTAACCTGCTAGAACCAAAGGAGCAAAAAAATGAACCTGAAAGAGAAAACGTCATTGACTTCGGAAAACCCGAAAGTTAAATCGGCACTATTAGATAAATACGAAGAAGATAGTCAAAAAGAAATAGACGGCTACGAACGTCTTAAAACAAAAGAATCAAATAAATTACCTAGACCAACCGGATGGAGATTAGTTGTTCTTCCTTTTAAAATGAAAGAAAAAACTAAAGGTGGATTATATCTTGGACAAGAAACTTTAGAAAAACAACAAGTAGGATCTACTTGTGGTTTAGTTCTTGAAATGGGTCCGCATTGTTATGACAAAGAAAAATTTCCAGAAGGACCTTGGTGTAAAAAAGGTGATTGGGTAATCTTTGCAAGATATGCTGGATCAAGAATTCAAATAGATGGTGGGGAAATAAGAATGCTAAATGATGATGAAGTTTTAGCAACCATCGATAACCCTGAAGATATACTTCATCAATATTAATCATAGAAGGAGATAAACTATGCCAGACGTAGAAGAAAACAAAACAGTTGACATTGATACTTCCGGTCCTGATATGGAAGTTGAGTTAGAAGAAACTCAAGCTGCAGAGACAGAAACACCAGAAGTAGAAAGTGAAACTGAAAGTAAACGTACATATGAAAAAGAAAAAGATCACGGAACAGATATTTCTTATGAAAATGAACGTGAAGTTAAATTAGAAGAAAAGAAAGAAGATCCTGAAAAGGACGATAAAGAAAAAGAATTAGAAAAATACTCTGATGGAGTACAAAGAAGAATAGCTAAACTAACTCATAAATGGAGAGAGGCTGAGAGACAAAAAGATGAAGCATTAAACTATGCTCAATCACAAATTAAAGCAAAAGAAGATGCTGAAAAAAGAATCTCGAGGCTTGAACCCGGATACTTGAAGTCTACTGAAGAAAGTATTGTTTCAGGTATTCAAGCAGCAAAAGCAAAACTTGCAGCAGCTAGAGAAGCAAATGATCTAACTGCTGAAGCAGAAGCCATGACCGCTATTTCTGAATTAGGTTATAAAAAAGCTAGGTTGACTGAAGCAGTTAATGCTCAACAAGAACAAAAACAACAAAGAGAGCAAAGAATTGTTCAACAACCTAATATAAATCTACAAAGGGATCCTACACCAGTAGCAAAACCTGACCCTAAAGCTGAGACTTGGGCATCAAGAAACTCTTGGTTTGGTCAAGATAATGCTATGACTTACACTGCTTTTGATCTACATAAGAAGTTGACAGAAGAAGAGGGTTATGATCCTGAATCAGATGAATATTATTCTGAAATAGATAAAAGAATAAGACTTGAATTCCCTCACAAATTTGATACAAATAGATCTAATTTAGGGGAAGGATCGACCAAACCCGTACAAACAGTAGCTAGTGCGAAGCGAAGTACAAATACTGGTCGCAAGACTGTGAGACTCACATCATCACAGGTAGCAATCGCTAAAAAATTAGGTGTGCCACTAGAAGAATATGCGAAACAATTAAAAATCACGAAGGAGGCATAAGCATATGGAAAATAATAATGAAAAAAGAGCATCCCGTGCGAGTCAAACAAGAGAAAAAACTCAAAAGAAAAAAGTTTGGACTCCACCTTCATCTTTAGATGCACCCCCTGCACCAACAGGTTTTAAACACAGATGGATCAGAGTAGAATCTATGGGATTCCAAGACACTAAAAACGTCGCTGGAAGAATTAGATCCGGATACGAGCTTGTAAGAGCTGATGAATATCCAGATTCTGAATTTCCAATTGTAGATGATGGAAAATACAAAGGGGTAATCGGAGTAGGAGGCCTAGTGCTGGCTAGGGTACCGGAAGAGATTGCAGAACAACGAACTGACTATTATGTTAAACAAGGTCAGGATAATGTTGAAGCAGTAGACAACGATCTTATGAAGGAACAGCACCCAAGTATGCCGATCAATATTGATCGACAGACACGTGTAACCTTCGGTGGTTCAAAGAAAAGTTAATTTTTTAACGATTCCTACCCAACGAATAAAATAAACCCGTGAGTGGAGGTCTGTAAAGACAGCTCACAAAAGGAGAAAATATAATGGCAAACCAAGACGCAGCTTTCGGTTTGAAAGCAATAGGAAAAGTTGGCCAGAATAGAGACAACCAAGGTTTATCCGAATATAGTATTGCAGCTTCTGCAACAGCTATTTACCAAGGTGATCCAGTAGAAATGTTAGCTACTGGTACTATTGGTGTAGCAGCAGCAGGTGATACACTATTATTGGGTCCACTTACTGGAGTTTTCTATACTGATGCTTCTACAAGCAAGCCAACATGGGCAAACCATCTGAATGCAAGTAACACTGCAACAGATATCGTAGGATTCGTTTCTGACGACCCTTACGAAAGGTTTGAAGTACAAGCGGACGGCGCAACTGCAGCAGCAGACGTCGGCCTAAACGCTGATATTGTGTATGCAGCAGGATCTTCACCAGATTATGTATCTAAAGTTGAATTAGATACTTCTGATCAGAAGACTGGTACAGCACAATTAAGAATTATGGGGATTTCAAAAGATCCTAGTAATAACACAGCAGGATCTGCTAATGTTAATCTAGTTGTTATGATTAACGAGCATTTCTTAAAAGGAACGGCAGGTATATAATGGCAATAAGTAGAGGACAACTAGTTAAAGAACTAGAACCAGGTCTAAATGCATTATTTGGCCTAGAATATAAACGTTATGAAAATCAGCATGCTGAAATATACACTACAGAATCTTCAGACAGAGCGTTTGAAGAAGAAGTTATGTTATCAGGTTTTGCTCAAGCTCAGACTAAAGCAGAAGGAAGTGGAGTTGTTTTTGACAATGCTCAAGAAACTTTCACTGCAAGATACACACATGAAACTGTGGCTCTTGCTTTTGCAATTACTGAAGAAGCTATTGAGGATAACTTGTATGACAGACTTGCTAGTAGATATACAAAAGCGTTAGCTAGATCTATGGCGAACACTAAACAAGTTAAAGCGGTAAACCCATTGATTAATGGTTTCGGTACATTCACTTCAGGTGATGGTTCTGCATTATTTGCAACTAACCACCCAACTGTAAGTGGAACTGTATCAAACACATTAGCAACGGCTTCTGACTTGAACGAAACTTCATTAGAGCAATCATTAATTGACATTGCTGCAATGACAGACGAAAGAGGTCTAAAAATTGCTGCAAGAGGTGTTAAAATGATTATCCCTTCTGAACTTCAGTTCACTGCTGAGAGACTTATGAAGACTCAAGGTAGAGTTGGTACTGCTGATAATGATATCAATGCAATCGCATCAATGGGAATGGTTCCTCAAGGTTATAGAGTGAACAATTTCTTAACTGATCCAGATGCATTCTACATTATCACAGACGTGCCTAATGGTATGAAGTACTTTGACAGAGCAGCTATCAAAACTGCAATGGAAGGTGACTTTGACACTGGTAACGTAAGATACAAAGCTAGAGAAAGATACTCATTTGGTGTATCTGACTATAGAGGTATTTTTGCATCACCAGGTGCATAATAATTAAAAATTTTGAGGCGGACACAGTTCCGCCTCATTATGAAAGTAGAAAGGAATTTCATGAAAAAATTTACAGTCACAATAAATGCCTACGATCACTACGCAAGATTTGAAGTGTTATCAGAAGATAACGCAGTTTCCCTTGAACAAGCCATAGTTGACAAACTAGGAGAAAATGTTATAAAATGGGAACATATCGGAACTAAAGTATTTGCTTCCGATAAATACAGAATAACCTATGAGGAGGTTATAGATGATACAAGACCTATACAAACAAAAAAGGTCCTTGGAGTTGAAGTGGGAACAGGAGCATCTATCTAATAATAGATATACTCTTGAAATGGTCAGAATTGATGACAAAGTTAAAGAAGTCATTACTAAGATCAAACTAGCAGAAGCAGCAGTTGCTCACAAACAAAACACTATTGAAAGTGTAACTCCACAAGTTTCAGTAGCTACTTAATAAAAAAGCTACATCGTTGGAAAAATTCCACTCCACACTGTAGGATCTCTTGCACTCTACTAAAAAGTATTATATAAATTAATCACTATACATAAATTAATATTCTGCATAGACGCAGTATAGTCGACGGCCTAGAGACTATGTAGAATTTAACTAGGAGAATAATCATGGCTATAACTAACTTTTCTGGACCTATCACGGCTGGAAACATAAGAAACACTACAGGTACAACTATAGGTTCTGACATTGCTAATGTTGGACAAGTTGTAATGACTCAAACACACCTTATTGATTTATCTGGTGGAGCACTTGCTGCAGACGTAACAAATATTGTTATTCCAGCAAACTCACAGATTATTGATTGTGTGCTTGATTCAGTCGTAGCAGCTTCTGGCGCAACTAACTTAAGTGTTGGTGATGTAGCCGGTGGAGCAACAAGTATAATTAACACTTTTGCACTTGGAACAGGTGTTGGTAGAAAATACCCAACAACTGAAGCTGGTGGAGCATTAGCTTGGTCTGATGTAGGAACTACAGATATTAGATTAACTATTACTGCTTCTGCAGCAACTAACGCTGGTTCAACTAGACTTACTGTTTTATACTCACAAAATAATAATTTAAGTTAATAAATAATTAGTGTGGGCCTCCGGGCCCACATAAAATTAATTAAGGAGAATAATATGGATTCAGATCAGAAAACATTACAAAAAGATACCGGTGCAGCTTCAGTTATGAGAGCAGCTAGAACTAGAATTACTTCTATTCAAGCAAAAGGAGTTCCAGATTCTGTTTTACTTTTGCATGATGCAGCTACAACAGGTGCAGCAGCTTCAGGTAATTTAAAAGCTACTTACAAATATGGAACTGAAGGATTAGAAGTCTATATTCCAGGTTCAGGTATTTTATTTGAAAATGGAATAATTGGTACACTTACACAAGGTTCTGGTACAGACGGAAGCGTTACTTTGACAATAACAGGAGCGTAGTCTTATGGCTAACACTACCTCAGGAACTACAGTTTTTGAAAAAGGTTTTTCTATTGCAGATATTGTAGAAGAAGCTTTTGAAAGAATTGGAATACAAGGTGTTTCTGGATATCAATTAAAAACTGCAAGACGTTCTTTAAATATAATGTTTCAAGAATGGTCTAACAGAGGTTTGCATTATTGGGAAATAGCTAATAACTCAATTACATTAGTTAATAATCAAGCAGTTTATACAATGTTCAGATCAACATCTGATGGAACGTCAAGTGCAACTGCTGTTTATGGTGTTGATGATGTTTTAGAAGCTAGTTATAGAAATTCTAATAACATAGATACACCTCTTACAAAAATAAGTAGATCAACTTATCAAGCTTTATCAAATAAAACTTCTAATGGACAACCTACACAATATTATGTTCAAAGATTTATAGATAGAGTAACTGTTACTTTATATTTAACTCCAGGTACTTCTGAAGCCGGTGATTTTTTTAATTATTACTATGTAAAAAGAATACAAGATGCCGGAAGCTACAGTAATGATGCAGATGTGCCTTACAGATTTGTACCTTGTATGGTAGCAGGACTTGCTTATTATTTAGCTGTAAAATTTTCTCCTGAAAGAATTGAACCATTAAAAATGTTATATGAAGATGAATTACAAAGAGCATTAGCAGAAGATGGTTCTTCTTCTAGTTCTTTTATAACTCCTAAAACTTATTATCCAGGTATCTAATGGCAAAATTATCTAGAGGAAAATATGCACAGGCAATATCAGACAGATCAGGTATGGCATTTCCTTATCAAGAAATGGTAACTGAATGGGATGGTAGTTTTGTACACACATCAGAATTTGAAGCTAAACAACCACAGATTCAACCAACAAGATTTACAGGTGATCCACAAGGATTATCTAATGCAAGACCAGATAGAACTGAACCTGCAACAGAAAATTTATTACCAGGAGATCCATTAAGTTTAACATCTGGTTCTTCTACAGTAACTGTTAATGAACCAGCACATGGAAGATCAACAAATGATACTGTTGTATTTAGAAATGTAAATGGAAGTCCCGGAGGCCTGGTTTTTTCTTTATTTGAAAATACATCAGGATTTAGTATAACAGTAGTAGATACAAACAGTTATAGTTTCAATTGCGGAAGTAATGCAACTGTAACAGAAAAATCAGGAGGAATGTTCGTAACTGCAGGACCAGTTACTCTAACACCATAATGGCTTATATTTTAACAAACTTACAAGACGATATTAGAAACTATACTGAAGTTGATAGTACAGTTTTTTCTACTGGCGTATTAAATACTATTATTAAAAATGCAGAAAATAGAATTTATAGAGATTCTGATTCTGATGATAATAGATTTTATGCTACATCTAATTTAGTTACCGGTAGTAGATATGTAACAATACCAACTGATTTAAGAATTATTAGATATATTCAATTAAAAGATTCAAATAACAAACAAGTATTTTTAGAAAAAAGAGATACTAGTTTTATGTCTGAATTTTATGATGCACCAGCAACTCAATCAGGAATTCCAAAATATTATGCTAACTGGGATGCTAGTAATTGGGTGGTATCACCTACACCAGATAGTACTTATGAAATAACTATGGCTTATATCAAACAACCAGAGAGTATTACTACTTCAACAGGTACTACTCCTCCAAGTACAAATGGAACTTATACAAGTAATAAATATCAAGATTTACTTTTATTCTGTTGTCTGGTAGAAGCATATGGATACTTGAAAGGCCCTGGAGATATGCTACAATACTATGAACAGGCTTATCAAAGAGCTTTACAATCGTACTCTATTGAACAACAAGGTAGAAGACGTCGGGACGAATGGCAAGATGGGGTCATTAGAACTGGGATGCAATCTGAATCACCATCAAAATACTAAGGAGATAAAATATGGCTAATGTAGTACCTGACTCATTTAAAACAGATCTTTTAAAAGGCAAATTCAGTTTTGATACTTCTGGAAACAGTGGTAGTACCTTTTATTTAGCATTGTATACATCTTCAGCTAGTTTTAGTACAAGTACTTCATCATACAGTAATAGTAATGAAGTATCTGGAACAGGCTATTCAGCTGGAGGTCAGGCATTAACTAATTTAGGCGTAGCTATATCAAGTAATATTGCTTTTGTAGATTTTTCTGATGAAACATGGACGTCAGCTACAATCACTGCAAGATACGGTTTGATATATAAAAATAGTTCTAACGAAGCAGTTTTAGTTTTAGACTTTGGCGGTGATAAAACTTCTACTAACGGTGACTTTACAGTTGCCTTTCCTGCTGCAACGAACTCTGCTGCGATCATTAGATTAGGTGATGCATAATAAATAGAGGTTAAATTAATGGCAGCGTTGATAGTAAATGATAGAGTTAAAGAAACATCTACTACTACTGGAACTGGAACAATTTCACTAGCTGGCGCAGAAACTGGTTTTGAAACTTTTGTATCAGGAATTGGTACTGGTAAACGAACTTACTATGCTATTTCTAATGACGGAACCACTGAATTTGAAGTTGGTATTGGAACTGTAACAGATGCAAGTCCTGATACTTTATCTAGAGATACAATTATTTCTTCTTCTAATTCTGATAATGCAGTAGATCTTTCAGCGGGAACAAAAACAGTTTTTTGTACTTTACCTGCAGCTAGAGCTATATCTCCATCTATGACAGCAACAGATTATGTAGTAACTCATGCATCAACTATTTCAGAAGATCAAACAATTGATTCTGGAGTATTAGCAGGACCCGTTACTATAACAGCAACACAAACTATAACAGGAACATTGGTAGTTATATAATGAGTAGAATAGAAGTAGATACTATATTACCTCAATCAGGTACAACCTTAACACTAGGATCTTCTGGTGATACGGTTACTATTCCTTCAGGTGTATCACTTGCACCAGGTGGAGGATTAACGCTTACTGGAAATTTTGTCGTTGACGGTGGTACAATCAAACTAGATGGTAACTATCCAACAGGAACAGGTAACGTTGCTTTAGGAGATACTGCTTTAGATTCTTTAACTTCAGGTGGTGGTAATACTGCTATTGGTGGAGAATCTTTAACTGCTAATACATCAGGAAGTGGAAACTCAGCTTTAGGGTATAGAACATTTTGTGTTAACACTACAGGTGCAGAAAACACTGCAATTGGTAGACAAGCATTAAGAAATAACGAAACAGGAGATAATAACACTGCAGTTGGTCGTAATGCAATGGAAGCTAACACTACAGCAGACAATAACACAGCAGTTGGTTTTGAATCTTTAAAAGTTAACACAACAGGAGCACAAAATGTTGCATTAGGTGCTTGTGCTTTAAAAGCTAACACAACAGCATCAGATAATGTAGCAGTTGGTTACCAAGCATTAGACACTAATACGACAGGATCTTGTAATACATCTGTAGGTCATAGTTCTTTATTTTCTAACACTACAGGAGATCACAACACAGCAGTAGGTAAAAATGCTTTAATACTTAACACAACAGGAGAGTTTAATGTAAGTGTAGGTAGTGGCTCTTTAGATGCTAATACTACAGGAGATAAAAATACTTCTGTAGGTGCTTTTTCTTTAACACTAAATACCACAGGAGATGGAAACACTGCTCTTGGACAAGAAGCGTTAGGTGACAATACCACAGCAAGTAACAACACTGCAGTAGGTTTTAATGCGATGTGTGCTAATACAACAGGTACAGCCAGTGTAGCAATTGGTGCTCATGCTTTAAAAGCTCATACGACAGGAGGAAATAACATTGCAATAGGTCTTTGCTCCGGTTTAAAAACTACAACGGGTTTTCAGAATT